TCTGGACCACATGAAAGCCGCCGGGTATGACCCGAACGCGGCACGCAATGCGGATGATCTGCGGCGTATGGGAGCCGGTACGATGGAATGCGAGAGCATCCAGCTCCGCACGTTCCGCTGCCGTCCCTACCAGTACGAGGGCGAGATGTTGGCCGTAGAGGCCACCGCAATGGTTCCCTTTACGGATGGTACGCAGCGGCCCTACCCGGACGGATGGCCGAGCAGCATCAAGGCAAGCGCAATGGCTTTTTTCAGGATTAAGGAGGATGAGTGATATGGCAAAGCGGATGATGAAGCTCACCGCTGAGGAAGTCCGGGCGAACATCCCGTACGACCTCATCTGCATGGTTCGCTACGGCTGCACTTGGAGCAGCGGTCGCCGCCGCAGGGCATGGCTGAACGACTTCAGCGAATCGGAGCGGGAGGCCGCAGGGCGGCTGTTCCGCATGGCTCACAACTGGACGGTCGGCCGGGGCGTTCCCGATACCGTGCAGATGAGCCGGAAGACGTTCCACCTGTGGCAGAAGCTCGGCGACTTCTGCGCGTCCATCTGAAAGGGGAAGCATCCTCATGGAGAACGACGCTACTAAAACCATTCTTCCATCGAAGGAAGCACTCAACGAGTTCTTGAAGGCACACAAGTACAAGTCTTTCCCGACTGCCGTTGAGGCGGCACGGAACGGCAAGAAACTTGTCTTCATCTTTCTCGACTGGGAAGCTTACGGCGACCGCAGCTACTACTACTGCAAGGAAGATGATACCGTTTACTCCGACTACCTCAGTATCGGAGATTAAGGAGGAATTTGCTATGACCGTTGAGTATCGCACCATCCGTGATGCTGCTGAAGCGTGGGTCCGCGAAATGAATGCCATCCCGCAGGGGATGATTGAGAAGCTGATGGGCATGAACCCCGATGACTGGACCGAAATCACCAAGCCTGCTGCCGGTGACACCGTATACGTTTATGATCTGCCCGATGAGGTTGACAGCCTTGAGCATTGCGGCACCATCAAGAGCTATAACGAGGAGAGCGACCTGTACTGCATTGAACTGTATGATGGCAAGCTCGTTTCCGCCGAGGAAGATGACTTTGATGTTGAACGGGACGACGTTCTTCCGATGTGGGGAACGATGTGGTCGTTCGGCGATAATGTTGATGACTGGTGGCTGGAGAAGAATGGCGGGCTTCAGGCGATGTCCAACTGCGGGTTCCGCATCTATGAGTCCGAGGAGTTCGGCTACTTCTTCGGCATCGACGGAGCCGGATACGATTTTTACGAATCGCACTGGGAACCGCTCTATAAGGCTCGCGGTCTCCAGTGGCATGACCCGATGGCCGAGGAGGAACGCCAGATGCTCCACAAGGGCTATACCAAGCGGTCGCTCGGCAACAAGTGGGTCTGGTGTGACAAGAACGGCGCGGCGGTCAAGGAGGTGGGTTTCAGTGTACAAAATCAGAGGTAAATATCCCGGCCAGCCGTGGGAGGACATCGACGAGTTCGACACCCGGCCCGAAGCTCTGAAGATGCTTGCCGAGTACCGCATGGCCTATGGGCCGGGATGGCGGTTCACCATCAAAAAGGCGGTGGCAAAATGAGCAGATATGAGCAGCTTTCCATGTTCACCATGAACGTGGAGCAGGTAGCCGCCACCTGCTGTATGGATGGATGCCCGGCGCGGGCCAGTCCGGTGGAGCCGTGGATGGCGGCGCTCATCCCAGCCGGAGAATATGTGGTGCAGATTGCTGGGCATCCGCTGGTTCTGCGGCCCATGCCCGGCAAACAGGCCGACATCCAGCGTGGGCATGAATACTACCACTACATGATCGGCGGGCGGCTTTATGCCGGCACATTCGTTGGGAGGGATTCTGGATGATGGACAAAATCGTGGTCACAGCGGCGGACATCGAAAAGCTCCTTGCATGGCGGGATGAGCACAACGATCTGGTTCGTTCGATGCTGGTTCCCCTGCGAGAAGTGGAAATCCAGATTGTCGAGAGCGGCATCTCTATCAAGTGCTTCCGCTCTGACAAGAAGCTGAAGCTCTACCTCGACAGCCCGGCCCGGAAGCTCGGCCATGTTGTCTTTGCTCCGCTGGGCAATGGCCTGTGGAAGAAGAAAGTGAGTACGCTCCCTGCGGACTGCAACCCCGCCGAAACCGAACAGGGCGCTTTGACCGTGTACGGCTCCCTGATGGCGCTGATGACGTATGGAACGGGCAGCATCCGTGGTGGCGTGGCTACCACAACCTCGAAGGCTCCTGCTGAACGTAAAAGCTCCACAAAGCCGCATACGGCAAGCACCACATACATCATTCGCTCGGCCGGAAAACAGCTTACAGTGATTCCCAGAGGCCACCATGCAAGCCCGGCCTGCTCCTTTACCGTAAGAGGCCACTTCCGCCACTACAAGAGCGGCAAGACGGTTTGGATTGCGGAGTACCGAAAGGGGACTGGCCGCAGCCGGGGAAAGACCTACAAGATTGGAGGTGATCTGGATGGCCGAGAAGTCCGAATGGCAGTTCCTCGTCGATTACGTCAAGGATGACACGACAGATTTCTACAATGCTACCTGTCGCAGTCAACTCATGGCCCTGTGGACCGCGTACTGTATGCACAATGACCTGTGCGTTGATACGAAGATGTACGATGCAACGCTTTTTGATTTGTGGCTTGCCGTTTCACTTGAGCGGCGACGTGCCTTGCGCATCTTCCGCTTCAGCGAGTTCGATAGTTGGATGAGCCAGTGGCTCGTATAAGAAAGGAGTTTTTATATGCTTATGTTTTCAAAAAATGTTCCTTATATTGCTCAGGCCGGGCTGCTCCTCTCGCTTGGCGCCGACAGTCACGCAAAGAAACTCATCAATGACGCGCTTGCCGAAATGACCGACGGCATTTGCGAATTTGCACAGGGCTATATGCGTGCTGATTTGCAGCTTGTTGTTGCAGCTCTGAAGGCCACAGTTGACGCGCTGGAAGCAGTTCTCAATGACGATGATAAAGCCTTCGCCGATGATGTGTACCATGGCATGAATATTGCATCTATCGACGTTTCCGCATTTGTGAGTCAGGCAAAGGAAGGTGATAGAAATGACCAATGAACGCGCAGCCGAAATCCTCAACCCCACCCATTATGAGGACTACGACAGCCTCGAAACCGTGCAGGAAGCCTGCCGGATGGGCATGGTGGCCCTGAAGATGCAGATTCCTGAAGTGCCGCTGGCTCCCGGCGCTATTTTTGACTTCACCTGCCCGCACTGCGGGAGCAGGGACTACCTGAAGAACGAGGATGGAAACCGCAACAAGTTCTGCGGCCAGTGCGGCAAAGCGCTGGACTGGGAGGAGGTTTAAGCCATGAAGAACGATGCCGTGTTCAATCTTCTGCCGGAAGAAGAACTGCTTGCCCAGCTTGCAGAGGAGTGTTCCGAAGCTGCCAAAGCGGCCCTGAAACTCCGCCGCGCCCGCGACGGCGTGAATCCCACGCCGGTGTCCGAGGAGGAAGCCTTCGGCAACCTTGTCGAGGAGCTTGCCGACATCTACCTTTGCTCCATCGTACTGTTCGGCGGTGAGCTGGACGATGATGACCCCTGCAATATGTGCGATGATGTCGGGGATAACATGGTCGAGATCATGGAGCAGAAGCTCGCACGCTGGAAGTACCGCTTGATGAAGAAGGAGGCACCCAATGTCCCTGAAGAATAAAGCCGTCCTCATCAGCATCCGCCCTGAGTGGTGCGACCTCATCGTGCGGGGCAAGAAAACCATTGAGGTGCGCAAGACCCGTCCGAAACTGGAAACGCCGTTCAAGGTGTACATCTACTGCACAAAAGCCCCGCAGCACCTCATCACCATTTTCAAGGATGGCGAAGAAACGATGGACGGCGAAATCCACCACGGGAAACCTGAGTTCTTAAAGTGTGATAAGTACCTGCCAGACAGCATTCGTGATAAGACCCAGATGGTTATTGGGGAGTTCACCTGCGACGATATTGATAGAATTACGCCGCTGACAAGCTCTATTCCGGGAAATCTCGAAGAAAGGATTTTGGGAAGTTGCCTTACAGCGCAGCAGGTAGAGGCCTACGCAGGATGGAAGGGTTGGATGCGTTTGGCTGACTGCCACGATGCGTACTGCTGGCACATTTCTGGTCTGAGAGTTTACAAGAAGCCGAA